TGCCGGCCGTGGGCGTACGCGAGCACGTGGCCGAATTCGTGTGCGAGCACCATCGCCCGGATCGAACTCTGCTCGGGGGCGAGCAATTCGGGGGCGAGGGTGAGCATGCAACCGTCCGCATGCGCCCACCGGGTTCCGTCCGCGGGGGGGCCGCCGAAGGCGTTCTGCAGATCCGCGAGCGGCAGCAGCTCGACGGTGAGTTCGCACGTCAGGGGCAATCCCCACGCCGCTTGCGCCTCGAAGGCGGGGCTCGAGGCGGGCAGCCAGATCTCGACGGCCGCCGGCGGCTCGCTCGGGTCCGCGGTAGACGGCTCGGCGCTGGAACACGCGGCGACAAGAGCGAGCAGGGCGAGCGGGGCAAACCAGCGGGTCATGCCGGGGATGAACGGCGGCCCGGGCGCGGGCTGAAGTCGGTTTCAGCTGCCGCTGATGTAGGTGCGCCCCGTGAGTCCCAGCGCCTCGAGAGCGCTGCCGCTCACGATGCCGATTTCCGCCGCGGGCCCCGGCTCGACCGCTTCCAGCACCAGCACGCCGTCCTCGCAGCGGGCCCCGATGCGGCGCGCGAGGGGCGCAGTGTTGTTCCGACTGACCTGGATCTGAGCGGCCACATCCTCGCAGGAGGTGGGCGCCGCGAAGGTCGTCACGAACGGCGTGGTCCCGAGGGAGTCGTGGGCCATCACGCTCAGTTCCTGGCCATCGAGGGCCGCGACGTCCACGGGGGCCGTGCCTTCGATGCGCGCGGGGACGGTACCGGGCTCGGCGTCGGGGGCATCCACGGCAGAGCCGCAGGCGAAGGAAAGGGCGACCAGGACCAGGGCGGCGATGTGCTTCATGCCTGGATTGAACGGCGCTCCGGGCCCGCCCTGAAGTCGCCCCGCGGGGTCGGGTCCGGTTTGACCCTCCGGCCCGTGAGTGATAACTCTGGCTTATCACAGGGGTCACTTTTCCAGCGTGCCGATCCAAGTCTTTCCGCTCACCGGCGGGCTCGCGCAGAACATCGACCGCCGGCTCTTGCCGGACGGGGTGCTGGCGGACGCCGTCAACTGCGAGCTGGAGCGGACCGGGCGGATCGTAGGGCGGGCCAAGTACACGAGCCTCGGCACGGGCGTGCTCGATACGAGCGGCCCCGGGGCGCTGGTTGCCTATGACCTGTTCACCTACCAGGGGCGCCTGTTCGCGCTCGGCGACGACACACGGCTCGGGGTGCCGGCGAACCTGTTCGAGTATTTGGGTTCCGGGGTGGCCGCCGCTTGGCGCCCGACATCCACGCTGGCCGCGGTGCCGCGGTTGCCGCAAGCGACGCGCGTCCGAGACATCTCCCGCCCCCCCGATCAACCCTCGGGGGCCGCCTCGCCCACGGCGGCTGCGCTCGGCGGCTTTACGGCCCTCGCGTGGAATAGCGCCTCTGTCTCATCGGACGCGTTCCTGCTGGTCTCGCGCGCCGCGAGCGATCAGCCCATCCATTTCTCGAAGCTGAGCACGACGAGCGACCGACCCTGCCGGAACCTGCGCCTGGTGGCGCTCTCCGATCGGTTCATGATCGTCGGCACGGCGACAAATGAATCGAAGGTCGGGCTCGCGAGCTTCATCCCTGCGAGCGACACGAGCGTCACGCAGCTCGCGCAGGACGTCATCCCGGCCATCAGTGCCAACGTGCTGAGCATCGCGGCCTGCAAGGTCACGGGCACAGACGAGATCGTGGTCGCGACGGGCGACCTCTCGGGCAACACGCGGATCGCCCGTTTCAGCAATGCGGGCGTGGACTCGGGGGTGACCTATGGCCCCATCGCCACGGGCGCGACGCAAATCTCGGTGGAGGCGAGTAGCACCGCGAACGAGATCACCGTGGCGCAAGTGGTCGGCGGCGAGTGCAGGCTCTTCACGTTCAATCTGACCACGGGAGCGCAGATCGGCGTCGGGCCCTTCGTGCCCTTCAGCGGGGATACGAGCACGGAGGTCTCCCTCGCGCGCATCAGTTCCACCCGGCTCGCCATCGCGAGCAGCATCGCGAGCGGCACGACGCCTTCGATCAAAGTCAGCCAGTACACGACCGCCACCAACGCGATGACGGCCGCCATCGTGCTGATGACGGACGCACAACTCTGCACGGGCATCGCCTCCATTCCCGTCTTCACGGGCCTGCTTTTCGGCGCGCGCCACACCGTCTCCCCCAATACGGGGACCTTTACCAACCTGCTCATGAGTGGGCGCCTCGACATCGAGAGTAACGGCTGCATCGAGATCGCCAAAGACTTCGAGACGGCCGGAGCAACGGGCAATCAGCTGCGGCCCGAGCTCGTCCAGGATGCGAGCACCGGCAAATGGTACTGGTGCAACGTCGCCGCCGATCCGGATCTCCTGCTCTTCCCGCAACTCACGGAGTTTTCGTTCGGCGCGACCGAGCGCCGGCAGAGCGCCGAAATCGCCGGGCATCTCTACATCGCGGGCGGCTGTCCCCTGGTCTTTGACGGATCGAGCGCGGTGGAGTGCGGGTTTCAGACCCGGCCCCGCATCGTGAGCCTCACCGATAGCAATGGGGCGGGGACCCTACTCAACTCCGGCGAGTATGACTACCGGGTGCACTGGTCTTGGGTCGACGCAAAGGGGGACCTGCACCTCTCGCCCCCGAGCCTCATCAGCACCGATACGCTCGGCGCGAGCAGTGATACGGAAACCGTGGTGGTCTCGAGCCCCATCAGCCGGCGGCGAAACTCGAGCGCTCCACCCAGTAGCGCCGTGAACCACGTTCTGTCCCGCACCCTCGCCACGGCCGATCTCGAGCCCGCGGTCATCATTGGGGCTACGAGCATCAATCCGCCGAGTTCATCCCTGAACGGCCTGACGCTGAAGCTCACCGCGGGCGGGTCGAGCTTCACCGTCACCTTCAGCGGCTCGGCAACCACGCAGGCCACGGTGCTCAGTGAGATCAATGCGGTCGTGTCTTCGGAGGTCACCGCCACGGCACCAAACGGCGTGCTGGTGCTGACCAGCGTGGACACGGGCGACGGCGCCACCCTCCAGATCACCAACGGCACTGCAAACACGATCCTGGGACTCACCGAAGGCGACACCGAGACGGGCACGACCGAGCGCAGCAAAGGGGAGAACTTCCAGCGCTCGGCCAGCGCGTATAACGCCATCACCGATGCCGTCGCGGCGTATGTGACCATTACGGACTTCCGCCACGACCAGTCCGATCCCATCGTGGACTCGGACCTCATTCGGCAGCAGGTGCTCTACAGCCAAGGCATCGCCTCGGGCGCGCACCACGCCCCGCCGCCGAGCGACTATGTCTGGGCGAGTCGAGACCGCCTGCTCGTCGCCGGACAGCCCAAGCGCAGCCGCTTCACGGCGTCGAAAACCATCGTGCCCGTCGAGCCCGCGGAGTTCGCGTTCGAGGGCTTCCTTCAGTATTCGGGCCAGGTCCGCGAAGACATCGAGGCGATCGCGACGCTCGGCAATGCGATCGTGGTCTTCACCCGGCGCAGCATCTGGCTCATCACGGGCGAGGGCCCGAACCGCTCCGGGGTCGGGGAGTTCAACGCCCCGCAGTGTCTCACCCAAACCCTCGGGCTCATCGCGGACGGCTGGCGCTCGCTCTGCGAAGACGATGAAGGGATCTGGTTTCAGGGCAGCGATACCGAGATCTATCGGGTGAGTCGCGGCGGCGAGATCGAGTGGCTCGGCAAACCCGTCCGCGACTACGTGGAGAGCTACCCGGTCGTGGTCGCGGCCGTCTACCGGCAGAAGAAACGCGAGGTAGCCTTTGCCGTCACGAACTCCGCCGGCAGCACGGGCGGCATCCTCCGAAGGAACGCGCGGGTTCCGGACGCGCCGGCGTGGTTCTTCGATGACGTGGGCGCGGTCGCGTCCATGGCCGAATATCTGGGCCGCCTCGCGTACATTCAAGCGGGCGTCGTCTACCTGCAGGACGCGGCTCCGGGCTCCGGAGCGTTTCCCACGGTGAAGCTCGACAGCGCCATGTTCCAGGGCTTTCAGGGCTTGGGCTACGGCAACCTGCAGGAACTCGGCGTGCTCGCGACCTTTCGCGGCCGCTGCACCATCACGCTGAAACTCGGCACCGATGGCGTGAGCTACCCCACCACGCTCGGTAGCTGGTCGCTCACTTCCTCCGAATACGCCGTGAACCAACGGGTGCAGCTGCTCATCGATGCTCCCACGATGGACTTCGACTCGTTTTCGATCCGCGCCGAGATGAGCGACGTTGCGGGAGACACGGAAGGCGCGTGGCTGCACGCCTTCGCCGTGAAGACGGAGAGCAGCCCGGACTTCGTGCGACTCGCCCCGAGCAGGAGACTTTGAGCCATGGCAGCCTCAGCAAAACCCAACAAGCCCATTCCCGCCCCGCGCGCCGAGATGACGCGACCGGCGGACTACTGGGAACACATTGCCGACATCTCGAGCGGCGACATCGATCTGCGGGAGAGACAGTTCGGCGGCAATCACTCGGCGCAGCTCGTGCGGCTGAACAACACCACCGCGGGCAACCTGGTCGCCGTGCTCATCCAGGAGTGCGGCGAAGCCATGACGCCCACCAGTCAGAGCATCACGGTGAACGCGGGCGCTCAGTACGAGATCCCCCGTCCCATCCGCAAGATTGTCGCCTCGGGCTCCGGCGCCCTGCAGGCGGACGTGTTTTGGTGGTGCGCGTCGAACTCGATGCCGAACCCCTGAAAGGATGCCATGGCGAGCTATGACGCAACGCTCGGGATGTGGAAGAGCAAGAGCGGGCAATACTTTAGCTCGCAGGAGGAAGCGCAGAACGCGGACGCCACGGTCCCCGACGCGCGCGGCTACGACTTCCTCGGGGAATCGAGCGACGCGAACCTAGGCGGCATCAACGGCGCTGCCCCGGGGCAAGCGAGCGACCCGTCCCAGGCCATCGCGTGGAGCAATCGCAACGCGAGAAACGCGACCGTGGCCGCGAACAACGCCGGCAGCCAGCGCACGGCGGCCGCTCTGCCGCTCGGCGCGAACAATGTTTGGGACAGCATGTCCCCCGAGTCGAAGGCGGCCTACACGAAGATGCACCAGGAGGGTGGCGGCGCCGGCAGGCAGACCTGGGGCGACGTGCTCGATTCACCGGTCGTGCACGGCATCCGGGACGTGGTGGACCCCACCTATCTCGCCGCGGACGTGGGCCGGCACGTGCTGCCGAGACAAGTGTCCGGCGCGGTGGATAGGGCCGCGGGCTACGCGAATGCCCCGGTGGCCTCCGCTCTCCGGGACATCGGCGCTCCGGACGTGGCGCAGGTCGCGCTCGATCCCTTGGGCTACGGGCGCAACGTCGCCATGGGCAAGCCTTCGGACGGCTCGCTCGGCCCCACGGGGTTTCTCGATCTGAACGCACGCGCGCCGCAGTCTTACAACGCCATCACCGGGCAGGGCGGCGGTGGCAGCGGGGGATCCGGTGGATCCGGAGGGGCTGGGGGCGGCACCGGTGGCACCGGTGGCTCGACCGCGGCGCCCGATTTCAACAAGGGCGCGGGCCGCACCGGCATCGACCAGGAGACGGCCGACGCACGCACGCGCGCGCTCGATGACATCGACACGAACCGCGACGAAAACCAAGCGCTATTCGCCGCGGCCTTCGACCAGTACGACAATCTGAAGGGCGGCGACTACGGCCTCAGCGACGAAGCCCGGGGCTACCAGCGCGAAGGCCTGGCGCAGCAGCGGCAGCTACTCGAGAAGATGCTCGGCTTCGATTCGAAGCAGTATGCCGCGCAGTTCGGGGACGCCGCCCTGGCTCGGACGATCGCCGCCGGCAGGAGCGCGGGCGGCGGGGCCGCCGGGCAGCAAGCGGGCATCATCGGGGCCATGGAGCAAGCGCCGAGCCTCTACGCCGAAGGCGCGCGGCAGGCTTCAGCCCTCGAAAACCAGCGGCTCGCGTCCGCCGAGACCGCCGCCAAGGCCTTCGGCGATCTCGGCACCATGACCCGGGGCCAGGATGAAGCGCGGGCTCAGTTTGAAGCGGGCCTGCAGAAGAGCATCGCGGACAGCGTCTCGCAGCTCACCGAGGGCAATGTGCAAATGAACGACCGGGACTCGGCGCAGATGGCCGAGATCTGGATGGACTTCGCCAAGCTCCAAAGCGTCTACGCGGGCATGACCAGCGAAGAACAGCTCGCCTGGTGGCAGCAGGAGACCGCCCGCCGCGGCCAGGACCAGAACTTCAACGCGATCATGGAGCAGATGAAGGCGCAGGGGAAGATCACGAGCAAGGATCTGATCGCGGGACTCTTCCAGCTCGGCGGCGGGCTCGTCTCCGCCGGCGGCGGCATCGGCGCGGCGTACGTGGGGGCGAAGATGGCCCAAGGCGGCGGCGGTGGTGGCAGATCGCCAGTCGTCATCCCCAACGCGCCGAGCACGACGTCGGGGGCCTACGCCGGTGATCCCTACTCGAGCGGAGCGTACGCGTGAACAGCAGGCACTCGACGCCCGAGAAATACGACCGCCTCTGGCGGCTCACCAAGGACTCGCGCCGATGAGCATGCCCAACGTCACGGGCTTTGAAGAGCACCCGGAAAATCCGGACTGGATCCGGCTGAACTTCGCGGACGGCTCGCAGAGCCCCTATGCGCAGGACCCGACCGGGGAGTTTCGCAAGCAAGCAAGCGAAGTCGCGCAGAAGCTCGCGCCCGTCTCCCCGGTCCTGGCGAGTAACCCCCTGGCGATGCCCGTGGCGTCCCCCGCAGCCCCGCCGGCAGCCCCGCCGCCAGCAGCCGCCCCCGTGGTCCCGCTCGCCGGTAACCCCCTGGCCATGCCGGCAGGAGCCCCGCCCCCGGTCAACGCGCCCCCGGGCGCGCCGGAGAGCATCGCGCTGCCCGGCTTGGATCCGAGCGCGGTGGCTCACAACGCCCCGGTCACGCTGCTCAGTCCCGATCAGATGACGCCCGAGCAGAAGGCGTACGCGCGGCGCGAGGAAGGGCACTACCAGGCCAATCTGCAAGCGGGTTTGAGCCAGCAGAAAGCGCAAGAGGCGCGCGACGCGCAGGCGAAGGCCGATGCCGAGCAGAGCAAGGGCGCGAGGCCCTATACCATCCTCCCTGGGGCTCCCACCTCCGGCGGCGTGAAATCGACCTTCACCGAGCAGTCGAGCGGGCTCGCCCCGGGCGACAAGAAGCGCGTGGACGCGGCGAACCAAGAGGCCGTAGACGCCGCCTACCAAGCCGACCAGGCCGCGCTCCGGGCGCGAACCGAGCAGGTGAACAGCGAATGGAACCGTCTCTCGGTGGAAGAGCGGCAGAAGCTCGCCGAAGAAGCGCAGCGCAAAGCGCAGGAAGCCGACTTCACCGGCAAGGTGGACGCGCAGACCCGCAAGATGGAGGAGATCACTTCGCGCCCCATCGACCCGAGCCAGGCCTTCCAGGGGGACGCCAAGTGGTACGCCTTCATGGCCGGCTTCGGCGACAGCCTGCAGAACTTCGGCGCGGCCCTCGCGGGCCGCGGCCCCGTCGCCAATCCCGGAGCGACCATCGACCGCATGATCGATCGCTCGGTGCAGCTGCAGACCGCGCAGAAGGAAGCGGACTTCCGAGCGGGCAAGATCACCGCCGATCAATTGAACGCCGATCGAGAGTACGTCCGGGCGCAGCTCGCCACGGTCGGCAAACAGCTCGCAGAAGTGCAGATCGGCAAGGCCCGCACCGATCAGGAGCGAATGGGCCTCAAAGCCATGGGCGACAAGTTCGAGGCAGACCGGAAGGCGGCCATCGCGCGCAACGCCGCGGCCACCGCTCGGACCCTGACGACCAGCGGCACGGTCGAACGGACACCCGTGGTGAGCGGCGGTCCCTCGCTCTTCCTCGGGGAGAAACCCGACTGGGACGCGGTCAAAGCGCACAGCGAAAAGCAGGCCGGCGCCGATCAAGTCGAGCGCGGCGTCTCGCGCCTCGAAAGAGCCGCGGGCTGGACGTGGGACGAAAAGGCGAACAACGGCGCGGGCGGCTACATCGGCGCGGATGGCAAACCCGTCACCGCGAACAGCGCCGATCCAGCGGGCGTGAGCGTGCTCGGGCATCGCTTCTCGACTGGCGAAGGCGCGCGCGAATTGAACGGCGCGCTACAGGACATGGCCGCCGGCGGCGCGAAGGTCAAAGACCCGATCGGCGCGGTCTCGGACAAGAGCATCGAGGCCGAGACGGACGCGATGGCAGCCAGCACGGATGAAGGCATCTTGCGAGCCGCCGAGCGCACGCGAAGGAACCTGCGCGGCATGCGCGCCGGCATCGATTCGGGCTTCTCCCCTGGCGTCGTCAACGCGAGCCGCTACCGCGTGGCCGCCGAGAAGGAATTCCAGAACAACCAGCCGGGCCTGCCCCGATCGCGGGCCCCGACGAGCGCGGAAGAGCTGCGCGGCAATCGCTGAAAGGAAACCCCATGCACTACAAGAACGGTCGCGAAGCAAAGAACGGTGACAAGGTCGTGCTCGTCTCGAGCTATGGCGCGCCGGTCATCGGCATCCTGTACGACGCCACGGCGGGCAACGATTATTGCAACGGTAGGATTGCGCCCATCCAGCCGAACGATCCGATGCCGAACCTGAAGGAAGTCCTTCACCTCGAGGACGTTCTCAAGGCGCTGCCGGATCCGGTGCCGGACGCATCCAAGCTCTGATGCACTGCCCGAATCACATCGCCCTGTCGGCGCTGCGCCGCGGCCACGTCCGCTGGGACCAACTGCACCCCCGGGTGCGGCTTCGGCTGAGCCGCCAGGGCTACGCGGCAAACCGCCTCGGGGCTCCCCCTTCAGCCTGGCGGGGCTTGACCACCGTCGACTTCGATCTCGAGCACTGAACCTGCACCCTGGAAGCCATGGCCGACACCCCCGCAGAAGTCCCCGTCACCGACCCGTCCACCGGGGAAATCCGGATGGTGCCTCGGGAAGGCGTCAAAGCCTTCACCGAGCAAACGGGCTGGCACGTCTCGACTGGCGAGCAGCGGGAAGTCGCCGCCGAAAACCTCGAGAGCGGCAGCACGGGGCAGCAGGCCCTGGCTGCCGGCGAACAGGTCGTGCGCACGGGGACGCTCGGGATCGTGCCGGGCGCGGAAGGTTGGCAGCAGCGCGAGAAGGTGTTGAGACGGGAGAGCCCCGTCGTGAGCGCCGTGGCCCAAGGCGCAGGCGCGATTGCGCCAGCGCTCGCCACGGGCGGGCTCGCCGGCGGCATCGCGGGCGGGGTGGGGCTCGGGGCGCGAGGCGCAGCCCTGCTCGGAGCCGCCGGCGAAGGCATCGGCGGCGCGCTCTCCGATGAAGTCGAGCAGGCGCGCTACGAAAGCCGCGACGTCTCGGTGGGCAACGTCATGCTCTACGGGCTCGGCGGCGAGCTCGTCGGCAGAGCCCTGCCGCATGCGTTCAGCTTGGGCGCGGGCAACGTCCGGAGGGCACTCACGGGAGCCGAGGCCGCCGCGGGCGAAGGACTCACGGACGCCTTGGTGAGCACGGAAGAGCGGGCGCTCAAAAGCCAGGCGGACCTCGCGACCGAGCTTCCGAAGGGCTCGGCAGAACGAGCCGAAGCCCTGCGGGCCACGGCTCCGCAGCAATACGACCGGATGGCGACCGAGGCTGCGAGCGACCTCGACCAGATCGCGGATCTGACGAGCCAGATGGGCGACACGACCAGCGCGAAGAAACTCGCGCAGCGACTGCGCGACGCGCTGCCGGAGGAGAGCCCCGCCCAAGTCGACTGGGTGACGGACACGAAGCGTCACATCGCCGACGCGCAGGGGGCGATCTCGAGCCCCCTGGAACGGCAGTCCGCCCCCAGCGTCGATGACTATCTGAAGCGCATCAAAGGAGATCAGGCGAAGCAGAAGGCATTCGATGAACTCACCGATGAGGTCGTGCGCCGAGCGAAAGAACGCGGCATCGACGTGGCGGGACAGCTCCCGGAGGGACTCGAACAGACGGCCACCGAATATGCCCATGATGCCGCGCGCCGGCGGCTCCGCGGCGTGGCCGATCATACGGGGGACGCGGAACTCGATGCGCTCGCGGGGCAGATCGGCGAGCGCTCGCCCGCCCTGCAAGCGTTGCCGGATGAGATGAAGCGCGCGATCAACCAACGGACGGGCAGCGCCTCGCTCGAGGACGTGACGGCGTGGGCGCGAGATCGGGAAGCCCTGCGGGCGGGCCATGGGCTCGGGCTGTCCCCCGAAGCGCGGCAGGCGCAAATGCAGGGCGTTTGGGACGAAGTGCTCGCGGAAAAGGTCCCGCCCGAAACTCTGGCCAAGAAATACCCGAAGCAAGCGCGGCAGTTCGACAAGATCCTCGATCAGACCCTCGGCAAACTCGACCGCACGACGGACATCGGCGAGCAATATCTCATCGCGCGCGACGCGCGGCTCCGGCTGCAGACCGCGGCGAGCGGGTTCGAGGCCGAGCAATTGCGCGATGCCGCCGAACGCGTGGCGCAGCGGCTCGATCAGGGCCTGCGCGACGAGTCCATCTTCGGGGGCGCGGCAAGTCTCGAACGGGATCTCGGGCAGGGCGCAGACAAGGTTCGCGGTGCCGAGCACACCGTGCACGGCGACCTCGCGCGTAAGCTCGATGGCGACCGGCTGGCGTTCGACGCAAAGAAAGTGCGGAGCTTTCTGCAGGGCGACGCCGTCGATCGGCAACTGTCGCAGGGACAGCTCGAACAGATGCTCGAAGGCGCGGAAGAGATGGCCGCCGCGCACGAGCGGCACGGCACGTGGAGCCCCGATCAGATCCAGAAACTGCGCGACGCCGTGGGGCGGGTGCGGGGCCGCTTGTCACTCGCCGATGAACTACAAGCGGTCAAGTCGTTGCCGAAGGCGGGACCCGCCGCCAAGAGTCTCGGCGAAGAAGCCGTGGACCGTATCAAGGGCTACGCGGTGAATCGCGCTGCGGGGGCCGCAGGGGCCGCCGTCGGCGGCGTCATCGGCGGACCCGTGGGCGCGGCGCTCGGCTGGGGGGTGGGCGAAGTCGCCACGAACCTCGGAAAGCGCCTGGTCGGGATCGATCGGGCCGCGCGGCAAGCGACGAAGCAAGCCGCGCGCAACTTCGCCGGCGTCGGGCTCGGCTACGCGCAGCGGGTCTCGGGCGCGGTGAGCCAAGGGGCAGCGGGCGGAGCCCTGGCCGCGGGAGCCATGACGGCGCTGCAGCGGTTTCAGGGGGACTATTCCACGCCGGAAGCGAGCTTCGACGCCAAGCGCAAAGTGCTCGACCAGCAGCAGCTGCAGCCGGAAGTGCTCTACGACGCCTTGGGCTCGGCCTTGGGAGATCTGCCGAAGGTGCGGCCTGATCTGTTCCAAGCGGTGGTGCAGCGCACGAGCGAGAAGGTGAAGTTCATCCGGGAGAACCTGCCCCCAGGGCTACAGGCTTCGCTGCTCTACCCGAACGGCACGCCGCCGAGTCACAGCGATCTGCGGGACTTCGCGACGCTCTGGAACACGGTGATGAATCCCGAGACCGTGCTGCACGACCTCAACGCGGGCACCGCCACGCAGCAGCAGATGAAGATCCTCAAAGCGAGCGATCGGGACACCTACGATCAACTGCGGAGCGACATCGTGACCACCGTGGGCGAGCACTTCCGCAACATCCCGACGAGCACGAAAAACAGTCTCGATCTCTTGCTCGGCGCCGATGGTCTCGCGGGGCCGCTCTTCTCATCCACCGCGGCCCGGTATATCGGGGATGCGACGAAGGTCGAGCAGCAGCGCCAGCAGCGCCCGCCCCCGCCCCCGCAGGGAAGCAAACCCACCGCCGGAGTGACCCCCGGTGGTCTCAGCGCGATCCAGACCTCCGTGACAAATAGGCAGGCCGCGTAATGGCAGCAGAAGCAGCAGCGAAGCGCACGACCGTCGATCGCCTCGAGAGCCAGGACTGCCAGTGCTGGCATCTGCGCAAAAAGCGCGCCGACCGGATCCGGGAGCTCAAAGACTGCTGCGAGCAAGCGATCCTCGAAAACTGCTACCGAGCCACCCGCTCCTACCGCTACGCCTCCCATCACGAAGGCTACACGCTCACGAATCTTTCGAGCTTCGGCGCAGATGTGTCCTCGAGCGCCACGAACTTCCCCGGGCTCGACGCGCCGCTCATCAAAAACCGGCTGCCGCAGCTGTGCAAGAGCTTCGTGAGCAAGAGCTTCGCGAACGATTCCCCGCGGCCTCAATTCACCACCAAGGGCGGCGACTACGAGCAGATCCTGAAGGCCGAGACGCTCGATGACCTGATCATGACGGAGTTCGAGGAAGAGCACGGCGCCTTCTCGAACATCGACGAACTCCACCGGCTGGGGGCGCTCATCGCTTCCAGCAGCACGGGCAGTTATGCCGTCTTCTGCATTGACTACGACAACATCACCCGGCCCGAGTGCGAACTCGACGACACGCTCACCATGGGCATCTTCCGGGCCCAGCGCTACGGCGCGATCCGGATGGTGGTGCGCACCGTATGGATGCTGCCCGAGGAAGCGATCCGGAGGTTCGGGCAGAAGCACAGCAAAGCCATTTACGACAACCTCGAACCCCGCACCGGGCAGTTCGTGGCGGGCAAGGGGTTAGTCCCGGACCTCGATGCGAACGCGAGCGTCACGGTCAAGCGGCGCGAAGTGCGCGTGCACATGGGCTGGGCCATGCAAGTCGGGAGCGAATCGGGCTGGCAAACCTTCACGCTCAAAGACGGCGAGACGGTGCTGCGCGATCGCGCCTACACGAAGAAGCGCCCGCCGATGGCCCTCTGGCACTACGAGCAGGAACTCTCGGGCGAATGGGGGACGCCGCTCACGCAACACGTCTACCTCCAGTCGCGCTACCAGAACCGCATCCTGAACGACGTCGACACCGCCGAGCGCAAGACGGCGCAGGTGCTGATCGCCGTGCAGAAGGGCACGCAGGGGGCGAAGGCCGTCAACTCGCAGGTGGTCAATAGCCTGGCCGTGCAGGTCATCGAGGTGGATGGCCCCGTCGACTCGGCCATGAAGGTGTTCGAGGCGCCGAAGTTTTCGAAGGACTCGCTCGCGCTCGAAGCCGTCTACGACAATGCGCAGTTCGAGGACTCGGGCATTCCGCGTAACCACGCGATGGGCGGACCCAAGGCGGCGGGGCAGAGCGGCATCCATGAGAGCCTCATGGCGAGCTACTACACGGAGAACTTCGCGGACGCCGAGCGCAGATCGATCCGCATGCGCGCCATCGACTGCACGTACATCCTGCTGTTCGTGCTGCAGAGCCTCGCGAAAAGCGGCTTCGAGCGCTGGGCAGGGGACAAGAAGACGCGGCGGCTGGTGAAGAGCCAGGATCTCGATCTCGATGACGACAAGTACATCACCGAGATCAAGGCCGTCGGCGAGGGCAAAGACACGCCCGCGACGCGGCTCGAAAAGGCGGAAAAGTGGCTCCTGAACCCCGCCGTTCCGTTCGGCGGCCCCGAGATGGTGGAGCTCATGAAGACCTTCGATCTGAAGAAGGCCGAAGAAGAAGCCAACGCGATCACCGATTACGTGGACGAGCAGGTGCAGCGCTGGCGCAAAGCCCCGCCGAGCGAGATGGCGAAACCCACCTTCTACCTCGCCCCCGAGCGCTGGTTTCAGACGGACGGGCTCAAATCCGCACTGAAGCGCCTGGCCTGGGCCTACCTGCAAGCGCGGCGGGACGGCGTGCCCGACAACCGGCTCGCGTGGTTCGAGAAGTTCGGCAACGACTGCACGGCCATCATCCAGGACGAAGAAGAGCGCCTGGCCGCCCTGCAGAACGGCGGCGCCGTGCCGGCAGAGCAACCCCTGCCGAGCGCGCAGGGCGCGCCGCCA